ACCTGTCCCACTAAGAATCGCATTCCAATAACTAGAATATTCTTTTTTATATTTATCTAAAGCTTCTTTTGTATCAGATATATAACCGTGAGGAACCGCAATAATCTTACCATCCTTGTATGCAATCCCATTTACGTGATTTTTCAAAATAGAAATTTTAGTTCGTATAGCATAGGAAATTGTTCTTCCATTTTTTGTTGCCGTTATATGATTTACCCCAGCCTTTTTTTGATTACCAAATAGAAATACTAATGAAGACGCTAAATATAATGCCTCACCACCTTTGGGTTTAATTTCTGGTTGACCAAAAGGTCCATCAGGAAGGAGAACCCAAGGCTGATTACAAACAACCAAAGTATTATAATAAGGATAATCCTCTTTTTTAGATTTGGAAATTCTAGAATGAATCCCCATACCTATTTTATCCGCAAGCACTTTAGCGTTAAACATACCCCCACCTTTACCGTCAAAAGTCATCTGACACGGTATACTTCCAATTGAGTCCCATAAGAACAATAAACTATAAGGTATCTCACCCTTTTCTTGAGCATCTAAAACATTATTTATAAAATCAGTTGCTTGCTCAATAACATCAAAAGAATCATTAAAGATGAAATGACCATCCCATTCCCCATTTTCATTTTGTTCAGCTTGTAAACCTAACTCAACCGAGTGCTCCCAAGACCATTTTTTTTCAGTTATAATTAACACCGGTAAATGTCCTTTTTTTTGAGCATCAACCGCCGCTAATATCATAGCCGTTGTTTTTGAAGCATTACTATGTCCCAAGAACATATTAATACCCCCCATTACAGGTCCGGGTAAACCACAAGCATCCATAAAAGCTTCACCGCAGTTATAGAAACTTTCAGGTTTGTATTTTGTTTTTGTAGAGAATTTACCCTTTATATCCTCTAACGAGAATGTTTTCTTTTTAATTGCCATATGTATATGTTAATTTAATTTTTTAGTTTGTTTAGACAAGTTGGACACCGAGTAATCCCGGTGTCCAAGTTATATGTCCAAGTTTTTTTTGATTAGAACGGCATATCATCTTCCGGTTCATCACCTAATTGTGGGTCAATCGGAGCAGATGGTTTAGAACCACCAAATGACATTTCAGCCTCGTCAGAGTTACCATAGTCATAACCACCTTTGTCAGTATTCCATTTTGGAGTTTCACCTCTTGCAATAGCTTCTAAGTACTCAACCGGTTTTTTAGAATAAACATCTTCCCAAGTTAATTCATCGTTAATCCAACTGTCAGCAGTTGTTTTATTTTCGTGAATTGGTGCCGCATCATCATACATAACCGTTTGAATCACTGTATAAACCGCTCCTTTTGGAGTTTTAGCTTTAGTTAATTCTAAGATAAGGTCTCTACCTTTTTCAGGGTCAGCAATGTCTCCTTTGTTTCTGTAGATAGGAATGATTTTGTCATAGATACCTTCATTTTTGTAGTTAGATTTGAATCTCCAAAATTTAACACCATCTTCTTCGTTATCTCTGTCGATAACTTTAACAATGTAAAATTTACGTGATAAGTAATTTGAAGCCAATTTTTTGTCATTTTCATTTCCTGTTGAACGAAGTTCTTCGTAAACCTCAGTTAAAGGTGAACGCTCATTGTCATTTTTTCCCGGGTCATAAAACTTTTGGAATTTTCCATCAACTTGAATCTCGTGGTACCAAACTTCTTTAAATGGTGAAGTACCATCTGTAGTTGGTAAGATTCTTAATCTTCTTTGGCCTTGAGTTTCCTTATCTTGAAGGATTGCCGCGAAGTATTTTTTCATTCTTTCTTCTTGTGTAAATTTTGAGGTAGAAGAAGTACTACCTTGTTTAGCTTTCTCGTATTGAGCTAAAACTGCGTCTAATGAATTTGTCGCCATAGTGTTTAAAATATTTAAAGGTTTATAAAAGTATAAGTGTCAGCCGTGTGTTTGTCAAATTGTTTTGTAAAAAAAAAACGGTCCGAAGACCGTCATATCTATCTTAGTTGTTGAAATGATGACGGTTGAGTTTCGTTACCAAAATTTCTAAATGTTTTTTGTATTTCATTAGGAGAATAATCTTCAACATCGTTCTGAGTTAAAATATATTCATTTTTCCCTGATTTTTGCATATCCTCTTCTTTATCATCAAAGAATTGACTTAATTTTTGATTGAATGGCCCTGAATCTAATGTTCTTAACTCTAATTTTTCTTGAGGAGTTTTTTCTCTATATTTTTCAATTTTTTGTTCTAAATCATTTAATTTAGACATAATACCATCCATCTCACCTAATTTAGTTTCTAAATTATCTAAATGTTGGAATAAGTTATCAAAATATTCTTCTTGTTTTTCTTCAACTTTTTTCTGAGATTTAACTAAATCAGTGATATCCATTTCTTCTGTTTTACCAGCACTACCTTCTTCACCAATTTTTTCAACTTCAGTGTCAATTGCTAAATCAACAGGTTGAGGTCCTGCCGGTGCCGCTGGTGCTGCCGGGGCAACATTTGGGTCAACAGGTGCCGGAGCTCCACCCGCAGGTGGTAAAGCATTTGGGTCCTCACCCGGAGGTGGAGGTAATGTAGCATCTTGTTCAACAATATAACTATTGATTGAATTATATCTAGCAATTTCTTCTAAAATTCTATTATCTACTTTTTTCATTTTATCCGTTTAATAATTGTTTTACACCAGTTGTTGTTTCAACTTGTATTTTTCTATTTTGACTCATTGTATTGTCAACTCTTTCTATTAGACCATCTTTCATTCTAATTGTGTAACAATCTCCTGAATCCAAATCACACACTTGTTTTGAACCGTTACCCATATCTTTTTCAGTAGTACGGGTTTTTTTACCTAAGTAATTCTCTAATAATGATTTTGTATCCATAATCTTTTTATGTTTAAATATCTGTTAGTTAAGAAAAAATTAAAGTTTAAAGTTATATGAGAATGTTTTCACCGCTTGTTGTCTTGTAGTATCAAGTTGACCTCCCGGTGTTACCGGATTTGCCCATAAACGCACTTTTAAATTATAATCTCCTTTATAGTCTTTTTTATCACACCCAAATTCTCGTAATAAATCTTCCGTATCTACAAAATATTCTTGTTTATTTGAACTTATATTACCAGCGCTGAAGTCAACATTAGTACCGGAACCATCATCACAAGGAGCTGTTATCTTATAATCCCATCTCGCCGAAAATATTTCCCAAGCACCTTGAGCCGGGGCTATAGTTACATTTAACGATTCTATAATAGGAGAATTTGATATTGTGAATGTCTTTTTCTCAATAAAAGGTGTTGGTGCCGGAATATTTGCCGGTGGTGGTGTTGCCAAAACATTACCGGTAACCGGATTAATAACATTAATCGCTTCTTGTACTCTACTTTCAATATTTGTTATGTCGGTAGGATTCATTGTTGTGTATTCATCTTCATTTTTAGGAATACTATTATCTGAATATAATATTAAAAATTTAGCAATATCTTTAGCGTCAATAGTTTTAATCATACTAACTCTTTTTGAATATCTTTCAATTAAAAAATTAATATGGTCATTAACACTATTAAAGATGGCATACGCTGTTTGAGATTTACCATCAGGTGAATTACTTGAATCACAATAATACTTAGTCATAAAATATTTATCCCCTGTCGCACCCCAATATGGATTTAAATCAACACCACTATAATTATGACCAACCGTTTGAAGTTTAGACCCGTTTGATGAGCTTAAATACATTTTAGCAAAAACTGCGTATCTAATTTTGTTATCAGTATTTGTTGATATTATTGAAATAACATCCGAATAATTAACAGTAGTTGCTGAAGGTTTTTCAAGAGTATACTTATCATAATTACTAATTGGTTTACACGTTTGTGTACTATCACTTTTAGTCCCAACAGGCTTAGTTAATTTTTTAACTTTTTCCTCTTTCTGTTTTTTAATATTTGAATTAGTTGTTGTTCCTGTTGATGACGCTTTCGCCTTATCAGCCTTTTCTTGAGCAACTTTATCAATAATTGTCTTTAACAATGTTGTTTTAAGTGATTGTAAATAATTTTCAACTTTAGGTAATGATGCCGTTGGTTGTCTAATACCCTCAATAACTGTTTCAAAATGACCCGGATTAATAGTGTGATTAACACTTGTAATCATATACGGACCACTAAACATTGGTACATTTCTTAAGTTAAAGTACATTGTTGGTTGTATTATCGCATTCCCCATCATAGTAATGGTACAAGAATAACTTCTATTTTTGTATACATTATATAATGAAGTACTTTGTGTAGAACCCCCTCTATTACCGGACTGATTCGCCATTTGGTTAATAACTTCCAAAGATTCCGCAGTTGATTTACCGGGATTTTGGGACACATTAAACCCTTGAAATATTGATTGATTTTGAGGTCCAATATCTACATTAAACCCAACAACTTTGTTTGATTTATCCCAATCTTTTTTTCCGATTTGATTTTCCAATAATGGGTTATCACTTGCTCTTCTTAAATCAAACGCGTCATTTCTAAAACGATAATCAACGTTATTTTTTAAATCTAATTGTTCACTTGGTTTACCACCATAAAAACAAACCATTTTTGCGGAAGAGTTTCTATAATCAACATTTAAGAAAGTCCCAAACATTGTGTTTGCAAATTCTAAAGTCCCTTCAGGATTTGGTTTAGCGTTTTTAACAGCATCTTGAACATTGTAAAAATTAATATATGATGGAATATTCATAACAACAAAATTATTTTCAACTAATATTGTTTGAACATAAGTTAACATATTTGATTTAACATTAATATCCGTTAATCTATCTTTCAATTTAATAACGTCTACTAATATTTTATCACCAACATCACGACTCGCTCTATCCAATAATAATATATCTTCAAATAATGTTTTTGTTTTAAAATCATTACCCGCAATCCACTTATCATTTGTCGCTTTAAATGACTCCCACAGCTCCACTTTACTTTGTGGGCTATCTAACACACTTGTTGTTTTTTGTTGAGGAGTATCATTAACATTAGGTAACTCTTTTTGAAGTTTAATCATCAAATTATCTAAAATCTTTTTGTTGAATTCGTCTATACCATTTAAATAATCATTAATTAATATAATGAATTTACTATAATTCAATGTTGGGTCTTTTAATTTTTGAGTAGCATAAACTTTAATTATTGGATATAAATTAGTTATACTTTCAACAGTAAACGCAACATTACAATCAATAAAGAAATCGGTTATATATGAACCACTATCTTTATATACCAATTCAGGTATATCAGAAAAACCAACATATGTTCTCAAAGCATTCCAAGCACTTGGATATGTTGTTTGAGACAAAGCTAATGTTGTTTGACTTGGTAAACCATTTGGTGTGTTATACGTGTAATAATCCCAAGTAATTGGTGACGTTATATTGTGTTTTGAAAATGTGTAAAACAACCTTTTATCAAACCCTCCCGGATTACCATACTTAAACACAATGTCATAATTTAAAAATTGTGTTATAAGATTTGACAAATTAGTTAGTTGTCTTGTTTGAATATCTATTACAGTACCATCACCACCTAACCCATTAACTGTCGGTACAATCATCATACTTGTAATTAATTGTTGGAAATTACCAAATGACTTATCTGTTTCCGTATCTACCTCTGAATCGTCTTCATCAAAACTATATATTGATTTAGAAAATTCTAAAAATTTAGTCTCAAACTTATCTAATACGTTTTTTTCAAAAACAGAAAACATTTCACTAATATTTGTGTAATCATCACTAACTCCATTAAATGAATAATTTTGTTGAGCACTTTGACCTGAAAATACTTGTTTTAAATATTGACTAGGGGTTGGTTTAACCAATTTAGTATTGTCAAAATAACCATAGTTCGGTGCCGACCAAAATAACCTAACAGAACCATTATACATAGACGTATTACCGGTAACCTCAATTTTAAGACTACCATCAGGATTAAAACACTCATTAAATGTTTGGTTAAATAATGAACCTTGAGAAGGCATCACATATGACGATATTTTATCCGGTGTCTTAACTGATACTGACCAGGGAATTACTTTAATAAACCTAGTATTACCGGTAGCAACACCATTTGAACCATTAATAACACTATCAACAACATTATTTAATGTCACACCTTTATTAAACCCATTTTGTATGTCCGCATTAGTAAACCCTGAATAAACTTCAAATCCTTGATAAAAGACATTGAAGTCATTTATTAATTTTGGATAAAAACCTGTATTAATTGTTGTTGTGTTCGCTGAAATATTCGCCGAAAATAATGGAAAACTTGTATCTACAGTGTTTTGTAACACAACACTAGTCACACCTGTTTGACCAGGAATTGTGAATGTATATGTTTTAGTTGGGTTAGAACTAACTGGGTCATAATTTATATTAGCATCAAAATTTTTCCAAGAGTTGTCTAAAATATCAACACCATTATTAACATATGTTTTATAACGATACCAAATAGACCCCATCTTCAATATCCAAGCGTAAGGCATTTTATGGACAGCACCAAATTTCTTTAATGTTGCAAAAAGGTAATCTAAATCTTTTTTAGTACCACCTTCATATGTTTTCGATTTTTCACGTAAAGTCGTTAATGGTAAACTATTTAAAAACAAATATGCTGACGATACATAAGGGTATTGGTCATTATTTTTAAATTTACTAACACCCTCTTGAATTGAGTTAATAAAATAAGGTGTGTTAAACATTGATGTTGTTTGATAAGTACTAACCCCACCACTATAATTATGGTATACAATATCACCCTCTGTTGGTAATTGAACATCATAAGTTCTTGTACTATAGAAGTTACTTAAATTAGTTTTGTCAACCACCGGAGCAACAATTGTTTTATAAACAAAATTTGTTATTGGTCTATTCACATCGACTGATTGAGTGTCTGTGAAATTTGAAATAATTTTTTTATTTAAATTATATGTTAACCCTTTGGTTGTATTAAAGGCTAATTTATAGTCTAAACTACTACCATTAGCTAACCCACCCTGAATCCATTTTGTATTTGTGAAAGGATAGGTATCTTCTAAATCAACATCGTTAGATGTTGTTGAATCAGATATATACTTAGTCACTAACCCTTCATTATTTAACGAAACTAATGGTTGAGACAAACTATCTGTTAAGATATCCGAATTAACAAATTCAAATCCGGCATTCTCAACAATGTTTTTAATATACCCTGTATTGAAAATACCTCGTATATAGTTTTGCCAACTCTCACCAATTCCTTCATTTGAAATTTGTTTTAAAACACTTTCAAAGTTTGTTCCATTAAACCCATACTCTTTTAATTTTTTAATTAAAAATGGATTATCTGTCCCTAAACTATTTTTAATATTAATTGTTTCACCGTCCGCAATTATATTTGTGATATTATTTGTATCACCCACATTATTGGTCGCTCTACTTAATCTTGAATA